CATCATTAAATATGTGTGTCGTATGGGTCGTAAAGCTGGTGAGGACAAGCTTAAGGAAGCTAAGAAAATCCAAGACTACGCAAAATGGCTCATTGAGAGCCTCGAAGGTAAAACTATTAATCCAAGGGAGGATGAACAATAATGAACAGACAAGAATTTGAAAAGTATATTGAACAAGGAGGTAAGCTCTTTGTTGTTTTAAAGCCAGATGTTTTCTTTAAATCAGGTGATGTTGTCGAACTTAGATGTGATGATAAATCTAATAACCCTTCTTTTTATTATCCAAATCATGAGAAACGAGACCAAACTGCTCACCGAGAAGAGTCTAAAACATGGCATTATTTATTTTTATCCAACGTAAAGCCTTTTGTACCCTTCAAGGTTGGTGATATCGTTATTGCTCATCGAGACGAGTATTTCATCACCGATTCTTCAACTAAATGCCGTGTAGTTTCCTTAACCCCCTTGTCTTTTATGAAGGAAGCAGATATGGTAGTTACGCCTATAGAAGGAAACTACTTTTTTGGTATTCTATTTAACGTATCCTCTGCATACTTTAAATTAGCAGCAGTAGAAGAAAAAAAACCGCCGACCCTTGAGGTAACCCAAGATGGCAGCACGATCACTGTAAAGCTCACTGAGAACGGCAACGTAACCGAAGCCTCTGCTAAATGCAGTCCTACAGACACCTTTGACTATCTCACAGGAGTCCAAATCGCTCTTACCCGCCTCGCTCAGAAGACTGGAAAACCGCCTAAAATCTATTTACCCAAAGACACTACAGCTTACCAAGTAGAACTGCTGTAAGGTGTCTTTCTTTATTTGTCAAATGAGAGGAGGTGAAAACCATAGCAACTCCAAATTTAAACATCACAAAACTTCATGAGGATGCCCAAGTCTCCGCTGAGTACACCTTTACAGGTTTCTCGCTTGCCAGTGTAAGCTCTGCTGAAATCATGCCGAGCCAGATTGTCCAAAATGCGTACATCGTACATACAGGTATTGCCGTAGAGATTCCTAAAGGATACATCGGCAAAATCTTCTTGGCTCCCAAAGTGGGCATGGAGACAAAGCTGCGCCTTGCTCATGGCACAGGTATCATTACCAGCGACTATACAGGTGAGCTGATGCTATATGTTGAGAATATCGGACGGTATTCGGAATACATCACTAAAGGTCAATGTATCGCTCAGTTAGTTGTCGAAAAGTTAGACAACATAAAAGTTACGATCGCTGACACTAACCAATAATCAAAAAATAATAGTAGGAGGAACTAATATAATGAAAGCAATCAGTCTGGAAAACCAAGAAAAAATCAAAGGCATTGAGAAGGTCTTAGCGTTCCACAAGACTCAAATAGAAGCCTTGGAAGCCGCAAAGGAAGAACTACAGAAGCCACCTTCCCGTTGGAACAATACGTTTCTTCAAAACTTATATGTCTCTTTACCAGAAGGGCAATCTATTAGAGCCTATGAGCTTATGATAGACAAAATCAAGCTCTCACTGGAGCTTAGAGCATTCCAAGAGGAAACCGAAGGAGACTTCTCAGTAACCACCGATCTAAAACTCGCTTGGGGGATTCGTTTCGAAAATGGTAAATGCTATGCCTCCTCACATCGACCCGATTGTTATGGTATCGACCCTTTAAGCGTCTGGTTCTGTGAAAAAAGTACAGCCGAAGCAGCTATTGAAAAATTTGGTGACCGCCTGAAAGCTCTCTTTGTAGAAGTTCCTGCACAAAAAGAAGGAGATTTATAATTTGAGAACACAAATCATAACCCCTAAAGGAACCGCTCAGTATCCCAAGCTCCGTAGTCCGGAGTTCTTTGATGGTGCTGAGGTTGGCTATACAATCCAAATGGCTTTTAACAAGGAAGACACTGAGAAACTATTAGCTAAACTGGAAGAAGAACTGGAGGCCGCTAAGAACGCCAGTGAGTTCAAAGGTAAAAAATGGACGAACGCTCGCCTCGGCAGCCGTGAAGACAAAAATGGTGATATCGTCTTTAAATTTAAGACCAAAACCAGCTACACGTCTAAGACTGGTGAAGTAAAACAACGCACCATTCCTATCTTTGATGCTAAAGGTAACCCAATAAAAGGCGACATCGGTCACGGCTCTGTTTGTCGTGTACGCTTCACTGTCAGTCCCTATCACAAGTCTGCCGTTAACTGTGGCCTGACTTTGTATCTGGATGCTGTACAGTGTATCGAATACAAGGAACCGGGCGGGTTTAACGCATCTGCTTTTGGTTTCGACAAAGAAGAGGGCTACGATGTAACTAAGAACGAGTGCATTCCGGTACCGTTTGATGCCGAAGAAGAAGAAGCGGAGTTCTAAACATTGGCTGCACGCTTCTTTAATCGTCATGGAGGGTTCTATCAGAAACCCACGGCATACCGTAGCGGGCTTGAAGACAAAGTAGGAGAACAACTGAAAAATGCAGGAATTGAGGCAGCTTACGAGAAACACAAGCTGCCTTATATTATTCCAGCAACCGATCATTATTACACCCCTGATTGGGTGTTACCTAATGGTATCATCGTGGAAGCTAAAGGTCTCTTTGATGCAGAAGACAGGCGCAAGCATCTCCTCATCAAAGACCAATACCCACACCTCGACATCCGTTTTGTCTTTAGTAGCCTTACCACCAAAATCTATTCAGGCAGTAAGACAACTGTTGCTGACTGGTGCGAAAAACACGGCTACCAATATGCTCGTAAATTTATTCCGCCAAGCTGGTTTGATGAACCTAAGAAACCCACTGACGGACTCATTCTAAAGAAAGGAGGCAGCAGCAAATAAGCACTCTAAAATTCAAACAACGTACCTGCACAGACTGGTTCTATATCATCAAGAAGCCTATTAATGGAGCTGATAAGGAAGCCTTAGTCAATGCTGCTCGCCGTCTTGGTGAGTTCGACTCAGGGTATCACTTCATTATCCAAAATGACGGCACAGTAGAAGCAGACAGGGATGTCGACGCTGTCGCACAGTGGGATTTCAAGGACAACACAACGTCCGTCTACATCCTCTGCGACACCTCTGGAAACCTTACAGACTCCCAAAGGATTGCTGTAAGCGACCTGTTCAAGACCCTTGTTGCTATCTACCCTAATATCCAAACTGTAGAGGTACTCTAATATGGAACAGACCGAATCTCAAGTTGTAGAGGCACACGTCCCCTGCCCTGATTGTGGTAGTAGTGATGCAATGTGTGTCTATGATGACGGACACAGCTATTGTTTTAGTTGTAATACCCAACATCAAAATAAAGAACAGCAGACAAAAGCTGCCAAGCCAGTGACCAAGGGAGGCGTGGTGTCTCCTACTGATCTAAACCTTGGAGCCTTAATTGCCCGTGGTATCTCAATGGAAACCTGTAAAATCTACGGGTACTACAAGGGGTTCCGACATGATAGACCTGCTCAGTTTGCCTGTTACATTGATGAGGCTGGTACTGTTATAGGTCAGAAAGTCCGGTACGCCGACAAAACCTTTGAGACCCTCGGAAACCTTGAACGCCGCTTCTTCGGTCAGCACCTCTTTGCTTCCGGTAAGAAACTAATAATTACCGAAGGTGAAATCGACTGCCTCACTGTTAGCCAAATTCAAGGAAACAAATATCCTGTTGTGTCGCTGCCTAATGGCGCACAATCAGCAAAGAAGACCTTTGAAGCCCAATATGACTGGCTTGAAGGGTTTGAAGAAGTAATCGTTATGTTTGATATGGACAAGGTAGGTCGTGAAGCTGTAGACAGCGTTTGCGGTATCCTTAGCCCCAACAAACTCAAGATTGCTACCCTGCCCCTCAAAGACCCCAATGAGTGTCTGATGCAGGGACAAGCCTCAGCAGTAGTAAATGCAGTTTTCCGTGCGAAGACCTATAAACCCGCTTGTATAGTCAACGGCGAAGAACTCTGGGAAGCCCTGTCAACCGAACAGGAAGAAGCCCAAGGGTATCCGCTGCCGTGGGATATAGACCTCCAGAAGATGACTCTGGGACTCCGAAAAGGGGAACTGGTGCTTATCACTGCTGGCACTGGCACAGGTAAAACTACCTTTGTCAGACAGCTCGCACATCACTGCGGGGTCAACCTGGGCTTGAAAATCGGGATGCTGATGCTTGAAGAAAATGTCAAG